GGCCACTGTCCTATCAACATATACCTTATCGGACATTTGCAGACAAGTTAAATTTTCTATTTGAGGAAGCGGTATGAAAACCATATTTAATACCAAAAATATAGATCCAATGAGTCAACCCCTGTTTCTGGGGAAAGATTTGGGCGTTCAAAGATATGATATCATTAAGTATCCAGCTTTCAAAACTCTTGATAGCAGACAAATGATGAACTTTTGGCGTCCAGAAGAAATCGAACTTAAGAAAGATAGGGGCGATTTCAAAGTAATGTCTGACAACGAAAGGTTTATCTTTACGTCTAATCTAAAATATCAAACCATGCTGGATAGCATAATTTGCCGTGGCGTGCCAACCCTCTTGCAATATGTCACAAACACAGAGCTAGAAGCCTGCATGATGACGTGGCAGTTTTTTGAAAAAATTCATAGCCAAAGTTACTCGTATATCATTCAAAATGTTTACTCCGACAGCAAGGAAGTGTTTGGGGGGATATATGAAGACAAAGAGATTATGAAAAGAGCGCACAGTGCTATTGAGGATTATAATAATTTGATGGGAATGGCTTGTGATAAAAATAAACTGTCCGAGATCAAAAAACAAATCTATATGACAGTTATTAGTATCAATATACTTGAGGCAGTAAGATTTTATGTAAGCTTTATTTGCTCGTTTGCTTTTGCTGAAAACAAAAAGATGGCTGGAAATGCCGATATCATTAAACTAATCAAGCGTGATGAAGCATTACACTTGGCCAGCACTCAAGAAATATTAAAGATTTTACACAACGAAGAAAGTGAAGGGTTTATTAAAATATCGGAGCAGTGTCGAGAAGCCGCTGTTAAAATGTTTGAAAGTGCGGCGCAGGAAGAAAAGGAATGGGCATCATATTTATTTAAGGACGGTTCTATTCTTGGTCTCAACGAGACAGTGCTCCATCAGTATATTGATTGGTTATGTATGTCAAGAAGAAAAACAATCGGATTACCATATGAAAACGTTGGGAAAAATCCTGTTGGGGGATGGACTGGGCCTTGGATGAGTAGTGAATCTGTTCAGGTGGCACCGCAAGAGCATGAAATCACCAGTTATAAAATCGGGGCCAGTAAAAATGACTTAGACGATATGGATTTTGGAGATATGGAATTATGACAAACTACGACGATAATTGCATTCATGACCAAGTTGCTAGAATGAAGATGTTAATAGACTCACCTGAGCCTAGATTTACTTCATACCCAAAAAACATAACATTAGAAACCGGAGCTGCAATAGAAACATATATAAGTAAAGTTT